GTTGTTTGCGCGCTCGCGTTTTTTTCTGACCCGCCCCAAACCGTGACCAGCCGAACCCTGAAAACTTAAAAAATGACCGATTGTCCGAGGTGAGCATGGAAACGTTGACGTGCTCAATCTGTGGCGGCAAACTGCCATCACATTCGGCTGGTCGTCCGCGGAAATATTGTGAAACGTGTTCCCCTCGGCGAGCTCGTCCCGATCGGATGACACCGATCGCCCTGGCATCGGTGTTGAACCTTGCTCCGCAACCTGTTGTCGATCAGGGTGAGCAACCGTCGTTGTATAAGGCAACGCACGCGCAGCTCGAGGGTGCCGGCCTTTTGGAAGATCCTTCGGGCGTGGCAGCGTTGTTGTTAGCCGCTCAGATTGATCGGGCGCAGGATTCGGGTTCATCGATGGCCGCGTTAGCGAAACAACATGCGGCGTCGCTCGATGAAGCGTTGACGCGTCGGATCGTTGCCGATGATCCGATTCGTCGTATCCAGTTACGTGTGGCCGAAAAGATCGCCGATCACATATGACCGAACCAACGTTCATGACGGTCCCCGATTACGCGTACACGTTGGGCCCTGACGTTGGCGAGATTTGTGCAGCTGCAGGGTTTGCACCTGATCCGGCGCAATCGTTGATTTTGGATCACATTTTCGGTTTCACTAAGCCTGGTGTGCCGTCCGCCGCTGAAATTGTGACGATCGTGCCACGTCAAAACCTGAAAACGGGGTTGATGAAACAGGCCGCGTTGGGGTGGATGATCTTAGGGTTGAAACCTTTGGTGATCTGGTCGGCACATGAGACGACGACATCAAACGAATCTTTCAAGGATCTTGTTGATTTGCTTGAGGGTTCAGATTTTCTGGCCTCGCACGTCGCCCAGGTGTATCGGGGTGACGGTCGAGAACACATCCGGTTTCGTAACGGTGGGCGAATAATTTTCAAGGCTCGCACCAAATCAGGGTCGCGAGGTTTGTCCGCCGGCGCGACGATCCTCGATGAGGGTTTCGCGTTGAAACCAATTCACCTTGGTTCGTTGTTGCCGACGATGTTGACGAAACGTGACGGGCAACTGTTGACGGGTTCCTCGTCGGGTCTAGCCGACTCGGACATTTTGCGAGGTTTGCGTGATCGTGGGCGCAAAGGTGGGGAACGTCTCGCATATTTTGAATGGTCAGATATGCGAGCTCGTGAAGGTTGCCTGATCGACGGGTGTGATCATGCGATCACTCGTGAAGGTTGCGCGTTAGATGATCGTTCGCGTTGGTGGGCGACGAATCCGACGTTGGGGTCGCGTATTAGTGAGGAATCGTTAGCGAATTTGCGGCGCTCATTACCGCCGGCGGAGTTCGCACGCGAATGTTTGGGTTGGTGGGATGAACCCGCGGACGTGTTATTGCCTTACGATCCCGCGTTGTGGGAGGCGCGCGCCGACTATTTGGGCGCTGGTTTAGAACTTTCGGACGTTCGTTTGAGTGTCGACATGCCACCTGAACGGTCGTCTACGACGATTGTTGCAGCTGGTCGACGACCCGACGGGGTGCCACAGGTTGAGGTTGTGAACGTTCAACCTGGCATTGATTGGGTGTTGGACAAGTTGAACGAGTTAAAACGCCGCCGGCGGATTCGTGAAATTGTTATCGATGGTGCTGGCGCTGCCGCATCGTTGATTCCTGCACTAGAACTCGACGGGTTCCTCGTGCGCACCGCGTCCGCTCGTGACATGAGCGCGGCGTGCGGCGCACTGTTCGACGCGGTCCAACACGAATCCGTTCGACATGTTCCGCACCCTGAACTCACCGCAGCCGTATACGGGGCGCGGAAACGATCGTTAGGCGACGCGTGGGCATTGGATCGCCGGCACGCATCAGTGAACATTTCTCCGCTCGTCGGTGCGGTCCTCGCCCATTGGGCAGTGACACGCACTCGACCACGCAAAACAGATGAAGAACTTTTAAACAGTCTTGGATGAGTTGGGAGCAGTTGTGCACCGTGACCTAATCACCACACTGTTCGAGCTCGTCGGCCTCGTCCTTGTGTGCGCTGGCATAGGCGTTTTCGTCGCTCAATTCTCGTTCGCTGGCGGCCTCGTGGTAGCCGGTGCCTTACTGATTGGCGCAAGTATGTTCATATCCCGCCAGAATTTTGGAGAATAGATGACACTTCTGTTCTCAAAGCGTGGATTGGGTGACACGTCCAACCAGCTCATTCCGATCCGTCCGATCAACCCGTCCTCGGGAATGGTCAACGTCGATCACGATACGGCGCTGCGACATTCGGCAGTGTGGGCATGTTTGCGGATTCGTTCAAACCTGATCTCAACGATGCCGTTGGAAACGTACAGGTTGAATAATGGGATCGCTGTTGATCTACCTGATTCGCAGTTCATCGCGCAGCCTGGTGGACCTGACGTTCCGCGGCATGAATGGTTGCAATCTTCTCAGGTCGATTTAGATCGATGTGGGAACGCGTTCGGGATCATCAGGAAACGTGACGGGTTGGGGAAGCCGTTACAAGTTGACCTGGTGCCGTTCACCGCGGTCAAAATTAGGGTTGCGAAGAACCAGATTTCGTCGATCAGTATTTATGGCGAAGTGCAGAAACAATCGGACATTTGGCATGAACGCCAGTTCACGTTGCCTGGTATGCCTGTGGGCTTGTCGCCTGTCATGTACGCGGCAATGTCAATCGGTGGTTACTTGTCGGCGCAAAAGTTCGCGCTCGATTGGTTCTCGTCCGGTGCGCACCCCGCGGGACATTTGAAGAACACTGTTCAAGATGGTTTATCGCAAGATGTCATACAAGTGACCAAAGAACGTTTCAAAGCTGCGGCGCAGCAACGCGACATTTTCGTGTCAGGTTCCGATTGGGATTGGTCACCGGCCACCGTTGATGCTGCGCAAACAGCATTCCTTGACGAGATGCGTTACGGGATCGCGGACGTGTGCCGTTTCTTCGATGTACCTGGCGACATTATTGGCGCTGAAACGAGCTCGTCAGGGATCACTTACGCGAACATTACGCAACGAAACTTGCAGCTCCTCATCATGCACCTCGGACCTGCCATTGTGAGGCGCGAGAACGCGCTGAGCGCCGCGATATTAGGTCCGAGGGCTGTTCGGTTCAACACTGATTCGTTGTTGCGTATGGACCCTCTGAGCCTTACGGAAAATTTGGCTAAGCAAGTGAGCGCGCGACTACGAACCCCAAGTGAGGGACGCGCATTGTTGAACCTTCCACCGATCACTGAGGTTGAGGCGAACGAGTTTGATCGTTTGTTCCCGCCGAAACCTGGTTCGGGTATGGCACCCGCGGGTGCAACACCGATCGAATTACCACCTATCGGAGACACAGCATGACCGATGATTTGATTAGTCGAGCCGCACAAGCTCGTTCAGAAGCGATGAACGCGCCAGCTGATCGACCACGCGAACGCCGAAACGGTACGCAAGGGAACGGTTCGCCGGCTGAAATGCGACACATCGTGCGCACGATCGTTACTCGTTCCGCATCCGACGGTGCGGTCGCTCGGATCGGTGGTTACGCGTCGATCACAGAAACGCCTTACCAGATGTACGACTCATTCGGCCCATACAACGAGGTTGTCAGTCGTGACGCATTCACGCGGACCCTCGCGACGAGCCCGCTCGTCGAGTTCACCGTCAACCATGGTGAAGGTGGCGCATTACCGATGGCGCACACCCGCAATGGAACGTTGACGTTAAGCCAAGACGCTCGAGGATTAGCCTTCGAGGCAACCGTTGATCCGCAACGATCCGACGTGAACAACCTTCTCCTCGCACTCGCTCGAGGCGATATGAGCGAAGCATCATTCAAATTCCGTATCGATTCGGGTGTCTGGTCACCAGATTTCACCGAATTTCGGATCCAACAAGTCGATTTGGAGCGTGGCGATGTGAGCAGTGTGAACTATGGAGCAAACCCGAACGCGTATTCGGAAGCTCGTTCCGCGCAAGACACTCGAGCGCTCGACCCTGAAGACGTCAACCAGCTCACACAAGCGTTGGCCTGGTTCGCTGCCGTCGACCTGATCGTTGATCAGGCACAGGCTGCCATTTCTGCATATTTGGGTGTCCCAAATCCAGATGTGGACGATGAGGAGATGGAAGAAACCGAAACGGAAACCGAACCTGTACCCGCCACGATCGATGGTGCAACAGGTCTCGCGTTGGCTCAACTGCCACCAGCTGCAGCGATGAGCCTTCTGGAACTTCTCGCAATGTAACACCCGCACGACCGCACGCAGACTGCGCGCGCCGCTCCTAAACGGACTGGCCTGCCTGGGACTACGACAAGCAACAAATCCCAAGCACACCAACCAGTTTAGGAGATTAACCATGCCATCATGGGATGAAATCATCCGCGCGCAGGCTGACAAAATTGTCATGAAGCGCGCCGAAAAGAAGACGCACGAAGATGTCATCGAAAGTGTTCGCTCCGCATGTCTCGCCGAGTCGCGTGACCCGTCAGATGCCGAAGCCGCTCGAGTCACTGCAGCTCGCAGCGCAGCGACCATGCTGGCCGCTGAGGTCGACGTTCTTGAGCGCGCCAAGTCCGAGCTCGAAGTTGAGCGTTCCAAGGATGATGCCGCTGATCGTCTCGCACGCGAAACGTCAGCCCCGAAGTACGATCAGGTTGGCCGCGTAGCGTCTGAGCCTCGCACGTACACGCAGCGTTCATCGCTCAAGGGTGAAGCTCGTTTCTTCCAGGACGCGTGGAATGCGCAGCGTGGAAATTTTGAGGCCCGTGAGCGCATTGAGCGTCACGGTCGCGAAGTTGCACTCGAAGGTGAGATGACCTCTCGTGCGCTCGCAACGGGTGGTATCGCCGGCCTAACGGTCCCGCAGTACCTCATCGACCTTGCAGCTCCTGTCATTCGTGCTGGTCGTCCGGTGGCGAACGTTGTTAACCGTCACCAGATCCCAGACGAGGGAATGTCGCTCATCATTCCTCGTGGCACGACGGGCGCGAGCGCGACGATTCAGGCGTCAGAAAACTCCGCAGTGTCCAGCACTGACGAGGTTTGGGCGAACCTAACTGTTCCTGTCACTACTGTGGCCGGCCAACAGCAGGTTTCGCGCCAGTCGCTCGAGCGTGGCGAAGGCGTCGACGAAATCATTTTCATGGACCTCGCCCGCGCACACGGTGCACAGGTCGACAACATGGTCATCAACGGTTCGGGCACATCAGGTCAGCCCCTCGGTATCCTGAACACGTCCGGTATTGGTGCCGCAACCGCATTCGGTGCCGCACCAACCGCTGCCAACACGTCGCTGAAGATCGCCGGCGCGATCTACAACGTGACCGCAACGGGCGCAGGTATCTTCCCGAAGGTACTGGTCATGCACCCCCGCCGATGGGGGTACTTGACGGGACTCGTGGACTCCTCCAACCGGCCGATTGTGACCGCTCAGCAGCTCGGCCCATGGAACGCGATGAGCCTCATCACCGCTCCTGGTGGTTACGGTGGCGATCCGAATCAGGATCTCAACGGTGCCACGTTCGTTGGTATCCACAACAGTGGATTGCCGGTGATCACCGACCTGAACGTTCCATCAACCGTTGGAACCAACAGCGAAGACATCATCCTCGCCCTCGACACTCACGAGCAGCACTTGTGGGAAGACGGCGACGGACTGCCCCGCCAGCTCTCATTTGAGCAGACGTCAGGCAACAACCTCACCACGACGCTCGTTGTGTACTCGTACATCGCCTTTACCGCTGGCCGTTACCCAGGCGCAGCGGCAAAGGTCGGTGGCCTCGACTCAACCGCCACATACGGCCTCGTTGCTCCATCGTTCTAAACCAACTAACCGTGTGGGGGGTGGCCTCATGCCGCCCCTCACACGGTTCTCAGCATCGGAGAATCCGTGGACGACAAAGAATTGCTCGACAGTTACACACTCCTCAGCGAAACAACCGGCGAATCAATGGATTCGATTGCCAATCGAGTTGAAGCCGTCGGTGCAACAGCCCTCGCCGCTGTTTTGCGTGCACAAGCAAAAACACCAACAACGGAAGCACCCGCAAAGCGTCGCAGCTCAGCGACCGAAGAAACCGTCTGAACATCTAACGTAAGGGACCACGCTCATGGCGATCGACCTCGGCGACGTTGCCACACTTGCGGTCCAAATCAAAGACGCAACCGGCACGCTCGCGAACGCCGGCACGATTGCGTGCACAGTAACCGCGCCAGACGGTACAACGAGCAGTCCAACAGTTACCAACCCGTCAACAGGTAACTATCAGATCGTGTTCACGCCAACACAAATTGGTTTGTACGGGATTCGATGGGTTGCGACGGGTGCGAACGCTGGCAGTTACACCGACGTGTTAGACGTCGCAGATCCCGCATACCTACCCGTTGTTAGCCTCGCCGAGGCGAAAGACTATTTGAACATAACGAGTAGCGCGTATGACGAGAAACTGCGCGGACTGATCACGACCGCCACGGCCATCGCCGAGCAGTACACCAACCGAGCAATATCGAGAAAATCGATCACGCAAGTGTTTTCGGGTGGGAAAACGTTCCTGCAACTGTGGTTGCCTGAAGTTTTATCTCTCACATCCGTTGTCGAAAATGGTGTGACACTCGCATCGACCGATTACGCGTTGAACAAGAAATCAGGATTGTTGTTCCGTGGCACTTACGCCTACACAGTGCCGTGGATCATCGGCGTCGACAACATCACCGTGACCTACGTTGCCGGCCAATCCGCGCCAGCTGCAGATTTACGCGATGGTGTCCTCGAAATTTTGCGTTGGAAATGGAACAACACGCAACAGAACGGTCGCCCTGGTTACACGTCTAGCCAAGATCAGGGTTTGTTATCTGACGCCCTGCCGAAATGGCTCATGCGACCGTTGGCACCGTACAGGATGCCTGGTCTCGGATGAGTACGTCCGCCCTATCAGGCACCCTCGACTATTTACTCGCACAATTCGCGACCGTCGTCGCAACCGTTGATACGAACGGCATCGTGTCCGAGGGATTCGTCGTGTCCGCTCCCCCACCGCCGGCACCCATCGTTGTTGTCGGAATGCCACATCCTGATGATGCGCTCGTCGCCAACGAGTCACGACAATACGTGACCTTGGGTGCTGGTCATGTGGAAGAAACATTCACGATCCCCTGCTACATCGACGTGTTTATCATCGGCATCAACGAGCAGGCCGCAGCACGCAAAAAAGCGTGCCTCATTTTCGACAAAATCGTCGACGTCGTCCGCAGTGATCTAACCCTCGGCGGCAACCTGCAACGCGGACGTTTCGCAGCCATCGTCGACATTTCCCTCGTCGGAACACGAGACGAGGAAGAAGCAACACACGGTCGTCGAGCCGTTCTCAGTTTCGCCATTCAAGCAATGAACCTTTACTAATCGGAGCCTGTCATGCCCACGCTACGAAACATCAGCCCCCTCGGTGACCTGTACGTCGACGGCCACGGCGTCGTCGTCGCCGGCGCTGACTTTGACGTAACCGAAGAACAAGCAATCAGCCTCGTTCATCAGCTCGAAAACTTTGAGCTCGTGGGCACGACGTGGACTCCCCCCGCCGTCGACGAGGGACGCGACACTGCTCCTGCCGACGAGGTCGCCACCGACCCGACCGAAGAACCCGCATTCCTCACCGTCGACCCAACAACACCAACGGAGTAAGACATGGCAACTGGTATCGGCTCAGGCCTATCCACTCAGTTCGGAATTGAAACCGAAACGACCATCGGAACTCCCGTTGCGGTCACACGTTTCCTCGAGGTCGACTCTGAAACGTTGATGGCCGATCACACGATCGCGCAAGGGCAGGGTTTGCGTGGCAACCTGTACCGCCGCGACGCTCGTCGTGTCCTCGTCGGTCGTCACGCGAAGGGTGATGTACCTTTCGACATGCCCACCAACGGTATGGGCAAAATTCTGCAGCACTGTTTGGGTTCGTTCTCAACAACACCAACCGTGATCACTGGTGCCGCATATCAGCAGATCCACAACACCGGATCGTTGCAGGGAAAAACGTTCACCGCTCAGAAGGGTGTCGCGGACACGACTGGGTACATTCACCCGTTGACGTACCCAGGCGCGAAGGTGACCTCGTGGGAAGTTTCCGCGCAACCAGGCGCAATGGTTAAATTTAAGATCAGCATTGACGCGGTCGATGAGGTCACAGAGTCGCAGCTTGTCGCACCGACAACGCTCGCCGCATCAGCCGCAGCAGCTGCAACCAGTATTTCAACGACGGCAACGATCCCCGCCGGCACGTACATCAGCATTGGTACGGATTCGCTTACTGAGTATGTGACCACCGGAACGCCAACCGGAACTGGCCCGTTCACCATCCCGATCACCGGCACTGGTACAGGTAACGGCCTGAAGTATGCGCACGCGTCAGGCGCGCCCGTCGGTAACTCAACCAACGTGTATAACTCGTTGACGAAACTGCAGACCGCATCTTACTCGGCAACAACAAGCCTGTTCAGTTTCAAGGATGCGCATTTTGTGATCGGTGGGACCACAGCTGCCGTCTCTGGCGTCTGGACAAACACAGGTGGTATTGCGTGCACCCCCGCAAACGGCATCGTGATCAAGAACCTCGACCTCAAGGGTTCCAACGCGATCAAGGTTGATCGGTACGGTGCCGGCTCACAAACCGTCGCAGAACAACTCGAAAACGGGTTCCGCGATGTCACCGGATCACTCGAGATCGAATACAACAACCGTTGGTTTTATGACGCATATCAGGTCGATCAGGCACTCGCCCTCGTTATGACGTTCCAGAACCTCGACGGCCAGATCGGCGCGACGGGTAAGTATCCAACCGTCCAGTTCTACTTGCCAGCCATTACGTTTGAGGACGGAGCGTCACCACAGGCCGCCGGCCCCGACGTCATCTCACAAAAACTCGCATTCACTGCCCTCGACGATGGCACCAACGGCACGCTGCAGGCCTACGTCGTATCAACTGACACGAGCGTCTAAATGCCCCGCGCCACATATCAATCCGTTGGAACGGGACTTACCCAAACCTCGTTCAAAATGGAATATGGCGGCATCCTCGCCGATCTTGGAACGGTCATGAAAGACCTAGACAAGAAACAGCAGGCAGCGGTGAAATCGCAGATTCGGCGAGCCGTCACCGAGCTCGGGAAAGATTTGACCACACAAATCAAATCCAACGCGTCCTGGTCACGACGTATCCCCGCGACAGTGAAAATGAGTGTCACGTTCGGTCCCAAATCAGCGGGCGCATCCGTTGTTGCCGGCGGCAAGAACGCACCCCACGCACGACCCCTCGAAATGGGTAACAAGAACGTGTACGAGGTCAAGATGCGTGCACCAAAAGGAAACCATCTTGGGTATGGGACAAGCCGCGTAGCGCCATCAGGACGCGGCCTACGTCACCCTGTGTTCGCTCGCAAAGACAAGACACGCGACGAATGGACATGGACCGAATCAGCAGTCCGCCCGTTCTTTTTCGCAGCCGTACAACAACGTGATTTCTATTTCACGGCACGCGTCCAAAAGATGCTCGACGACGTAGCCGCCGAAATCGGGTTCACAGGTAGTTAGAACATTCAAAAAGGGGAAACAGTGTCCAAAAAGATCATCGTTCTCGGTGATGAACGTTACGTGTTCGACGATCAAAGTTTGACTCTCACTGACGCGTTCGCGATCAAAAGCGCATCAGGTCTCGATCTTGTACCGTTCCAAAACGGATTAAACACGATGAGCCCGTTGAGCTTGCAAACGTTGATCTGGTGGCTACGTCAAAAAAACGGTCGACCCGAAGACATTCGCACCGTCGATTTCAGGATCGCTGATCTCAGCGTTGAGGAAGTCGCCGAGGATGATGAACCGGACCCTACGGAGTCGGGCTCCGAGCCCGAAGAAACAAGTACCTCGGACTCCTCGCCTACTACTGCCATTTAACGCCCGCCGACGTGGACGCCTTGTCCATCGTTGACTTTGAACGCCTCGTCCATTTCTGCATAGAAACGAACAAACAAGCTGAGGAGGGATCGCGTGGCAACTAAAGCCCTCAAATTTCTCCTATTTGGCGAAGACAAAGGCGCAGGTGGCTTGTTCAACGCGCTCGGCTCCCACGCGCACAGCACGTCAGGTGCCATCCGAGACTCGTTTCACAAAATGGGAACAGCAATCGGTGGCGAACTAGGCGAAGTGATCGGCAAAGCGTCCGAAGGATTAGACATCCTCGCCGAACACGGTTCCAAAGGGCAGAAACTACTAGCCGGCGGCGCAGCTGTTGCCGGCATCGGCACAGCATTACAGTTTTTAGGTTCCGCCGAACAGCAAGCAACCGACCAGCTCAAGGCTGCCGTTGAAGCGTCCGGTCATTCGTGGGAAGAATACGAAAAGCAAGTTGAAGCCGCCGTAAAGACGCAAGAAAACTTCGGGCACAACGCCGAAGACACGAAAGGCGCGTTGCAGAAGCTCACTCAAGCAACGAACGATCCGAAAAAAGCCCTCGAGCAGATGGGCATCGTTGCGAACCTTGCCGCGTCCAAACACATTTCGTTGTCTGAAGCCGCATCAACAGTCGCCAAAGTGCTTAACGGTGGCGGAGGCAAAGCGCTCAAAGAGTACGGTGTCAGCGTTGCCGCGTTGGAGAACCCAACCAAAGAGGTCGACAAAGCACAACAACACTTGTCGAAAAGCCAAGCGGACCTGGCCGGCGCTCAAAGCAAATACAAGACGATCCAAGACGAGCTCGCCGGCAAAGCAAAACTGAGCGCCAGCGAACAAGCAAAACTCGCTCGAGCGCACGACGGCGTCGTCAAAGCGCAAGAAAAAGTCAAAGCATCTGAGCAAGAACTTGTCACCGCTCATGGTGCCGTCGCTCGAAACACCGACGAGGTCAAGCAACGCGTCGAAGAATTATCAAAAAAGCTCGAAGGGCAAGCCGACGCATCCGTCAACAACTTCGGCGCCAAAGTTGGCATCTTAAAAACGAAAATTGGTGATTGGGCCGCGGAAATGGCCGGCCCGTTAGGGCAAGCGTTACAGGTCATCGGTCCCGCACTCATGGTCGTTGGAACGGTCATGGAAATTGTGACCGCTCGTAAAGCTGCCGCAGCTGCAGCAACCGCCGCGTTGACAGTCGCGGAGGAAGCCGAAACCGTCGCCACCGGCGAGGCGACCGTTGCTCAAGAGGGTTTAAACATCGCGTTGCTCGCCAACCCGATCGGTTTAGTCGTGTTGGCCGTCGTCGCCCTAATTGGCGCCGTCATCCTCGCATATAACAAAATTGGTTGGTTCCATGACGGTGTCAACGCAGCAATGCACGGTGTCGTCGCCGCATTCGGGTGGATCGTGACCAAAGCCGGTGACGTGTTCAACTGGCTCAAAGGTCACTGGCAGCTCGTCCTCGCCATCATCACCGGACCAATCGGATTGGCTGTCCTGTTCATCACAAGCCATTTCGACACGATCAAAACAGGGTTCGCCGGCGTCGTCTCATCGGTGGGCCGCATTTTTGGTGCCGTCACAAACGCGATCACTCAACCGTTCCGATCAGCGTTTAACGCGGTCGCTAACGCGTGGAATGCGACCCTTGGCCGTTTCTCGTTCTCAATCCCCTCATGGGTGCCAGGGATCGGCGGGTCGACCTGGTCACTGCCAAACATGCCAATGCTTGCTCGAGGTGGAACCCTCGCGAACTCTGGAACCGTCCTCGTCGGCGAGAACGGCCCCGAAATCTTGTCTCTACCAGGTGGCAGCACGATCACGCCACGGAACCGTTTAGGTGGCGGCCAAGATTTACACGTTCACGTACACACCGCAGCGATCGTCGACCAACGAGGAATGGCCACACTGATCGACACAGCGCTCGGCGTCGCTAAAGCTCAAGGTTGGGCACCGCGGAACGTGAGAGTGTCTTAATGGTTGCCGCTGGTCGTCCCACCAACATGACCGTTGAAGTCGAGTTCACGTCAGGAACGTGGACGGACATTTCAAGTTTCGTGGATTGGAACAACGGCGTTCAAATCAAACAAGGCCGATCATCCGAATTCGATGACATCGGCCCTGGTAGTTTCTCGTTCACGCTGCAAAACGTTCCTGATACGACAACAGGAATCAGCCCGTTTACCCCCGACTCACCGTTGAGCCCGTACTACCCAAACGTGACCAAAGGTAAACGAGTACGGTTCAAAATCTATCGAGGCGCGACCTCGTATCAACGTTTTTTCGGTTACATACAAGCGTGGACGGTTAACCTGTCCGAATCTGTGACCTCGTCAACCGTCAGTGTCACAGCAGTTGATCGTTTAGCGATCCAGAACGCCCTACCGATCAACGCGTTATGGTCCGAATATTGGAAGAACGTTTCCAACCTTTATGCCCGCTCGTGGGATGTATGGCCGCTCGACGAGGCAGCGAACGCGTCCCAATATCGAAACCTTAACCAGGCCGGTTTGCCTGCCGTCGTCAACGCGCCCCGATCGGGTACAGGTTCAGTAACCCTTGAGCAGACACCCAAAGGTATTTATGCTGATGGATCACTCAAATTTACGCGCGACAACAGCGAAACCCGACAAGGCCCAAACGTATCGTTCGCGCCACAAAACTGGATCAACGCTACACACAAGCAGTGGATGTTCTGGTTTCGGACCACGACAACCGATCAATACCTCCACGCCGTCTATGCCGGCACGTCAACAAAGCTCGGAGCGTTGCCGCTAGGACGCATCCTGCTCGACGCTAACGGAGCCCTGCAATGGGACAACGCGCCGGCGACAAATGTCACACCCGTCATCATCACAGGATCGTCTGGTTACGACACCACCAACGGCGCAGGAAAACACTATTTCATCACCTCCACTCAAGCGAATTCAGTAGCGCTGGCGTTGCGGCAAGCCACAACCACAGCAACTAGTGCCGCTGCAAGTTTTACCCTCACAGTCGCATCCGCTACAGGCATCACGGTCGGGCAGACCGTAACAGGTGATCAAGTAGCAACTGGCGACACCATCGCATATGGAACCAAAGTCACAAACGTCTCAGGAACAACAATCACGATCGACACTCCGACGTTGCATGCGTTGGCTGCGACAAAAGTCTATTTCGTCAACGCTGTGACAATTAGCGGATCCGGACTACCAGCCGGATGCACAGTCACAGCAGCAGACACGACTAGCGGAGTTGTTTTCTTCCAACCTTTGCAAGATCAACCATTCACAACAGTCGTATCGGGCACGTTCACATGTGAACTACCATCATCACGATATGCAGCCCTCAATGGGACCGTTCGTTACGACGATGGGCAATGGCACAGCGTTTTTATCTACGATTCAGGAACTAACACCCTCGCCTTTTACATCGACGACAACACGACCTCGACAGTTACGGGAGCATTTGGCGGACTGTCCACCGGAACGTGGACCGTCGCCAATATTGGATCGTTTAGCGTCGGTGGTCAGTACAAAAACGTGTACGGATTCGTTGGCGACGTCGCCGGCATCGCCGCCTCAACTGGCAACCCGACAACAGACCTGGGCGGATTCGCCAAATGGGGATTCCCCATCGGTAATGCTAGCTATTCAGGCACCAACCTGGCACAAGACACCCTCCTGTGGTTGCTGAAATCAGACCTCGGCGGCGCAGCTGCGGCCGGCACCGATTACACCGTCACCGGCACAGACAACCGGCGAATCAGCAACGCGTTAACCACCGGAACAACCCTCGGCGACGCCGTAGCAAAATTGCATCGCACCATCGGTGGCTCGTATTGGGTGAACCCTGTCACAGGCTTACCAACATCAATCATGAGCGACGCAGCTCGACCAACCACACCAACAATCACAGTGTCGCTCGGTGCTGATGATGAAATCGGCAACGGTCAACAATGGTCACAAACCGTTCAAGGCAAACCAACCCGCGTCACCGTTAACTCGCCAGCCGTCACAGCCAACATTGTTGACGCCACCGCGGAAGCCGCCGGCATACCCGTCAGTCAAGTCAACATCGACACATGGGCAATCGACCAAAACTCCGCCAACGACCTGGCATGGATACGACTAAAGACCTCAGCCACGCTGCGATTGTCACAATTCGCCGTTGACCTCGTCACCGCCGAACACGATTTCTACGCGGCGTTATGCGGAACCGCTTTTCCAGGGATGCGCTTAACAGTTTCCAACATTCCAAGCGGATTCGTTGGACTGTCACAAACAGACGTATTCGCGCAAGGTTGGACGGAAACATACGACGCAACACAAGCCGTATGGACGTTTGACACGACACCCGCGGACGCGCCAGGAGAAGCAAAATTCGATCAAACCCGTTTCACATGGGGTGATGGGGTTTGCTCAGTGTCAGCGTGCACCGCGACCGCAACCACGTTGACGTTGACGTGGACAGGTAGCGCGACATTAAGCACGACGGCAGGTGATTACCCGTTTGACATCAACGTGAACGGTGAACGCGTCACCATCACCACAGCGCCCACCGGCGGAACATCACCGCAAACCGTCACCGTGACTCGTGGAATTTCACCGACCGTAGCTCGAGCCCATACCGCCGGCGAACCCGTCGACGTGTGGGATGGCTTCTCATTCGCCTTCTAACATCAAGGGATAACCGTGGCCACAGTCCCAAGCACGCCAGCAGCCGCAACAGTCGGATCGAAAATTCAGGCCGGAAACTGGAACACTCAGGTGCAGCTCGCCGAGGAATTCTTTCGCCTCAACCGACCCATCTGTGTGGCATACCAAACCGTCGCCCAATCCGTTCCAGCCGCAACCAACACGGCGATCACGTTTGATAGTGAATCACTCGACCGCGATAACCAACACTCCACAACAACGAACACCGATCGCATCGTCATCGGCAATACGCTCGGCTGGTACAAGGTCACAGCGTCCGCCGCATATTCAGCGAACG